ACTGAAGCAACTTGGTGGGAACAAGTGATAAATAAATCGGGCAAAATAAATGATATTGCCGATGCAACACAAGCTCGCACAGCTTTTGCGGTAAACGGTAACCATTCAAACGATGCTGTACTTGTCAAGAAGTTTCATTTATGGGGTGAAAAGAATGACATACCAACATCAACAATTCATGATGCATTTTTCGCAAATGCTGCGGATATGATTAGGGCAAGAAAAGCCTTAAGAAACATATACGGAGAAGTTCTTGAAAGAAATGTGGTTAAAGATACACTTGATGAAATGCTTTCTAGAGGTTTGCCCAAAGATGTTTATGATAAATATTTAAACGAAGCTAAAGATATTGGATTGATACCTATAAGCGGTAGGTCTATTGTTGGTGGTAAAGTTTTGAAAGAAAAAGATATATTAAAAATTGAAGATATATTACAAGAAATTCCAGAGGGTTTTAAAGATGACTATGGATGGTATGGGATTGGATAATACGAAGACCCCGTTAAATTAACCCATATTTAATATGATTAGGTTTATATTCGTTTTGACCTAATGTTTATAATAATTTTAATAAGAATTGTATTCTTATTTACAATACTGAGTTGTACTCAAAGGAAAAATCATGCCTGAAACAAATATAGAAACATCTACATCATCTGTAACTACACCAAGTGTAGAGATACCACCAAACACTACAAACAAAGATGATGACTTAGTGACAAAGCTGGTCGAAGAACGTGTCAGTGAAAATCTAAAACCAATAAAAGAAAAACTTGACAGTGCTTATGCAGTTAGAGATGAAGCTCTTAGAAAGATTGCAGAATATGAACAAAAAGAAAAAGATGCTGAATTAAAAAGATTGCAAGAAGAAGGCAAACATAAAGAAGCTTTTGAAATGCAACTGGCTGAAGAAAAAGCTAGAAGAGAAGTATTGGAAAAACGTAATATAGAATTAACAAGAGATATTACTTTAAAAAATATTCTTAATACAATCGACTTCAGGAGTGCTACAGCTTCTGAAATGGCATATAAGGAAATTGTAAATCAGCTGGTACAAAATGAAAATGGAACTTGGACGCATCGTTCTGGAATCTCTTTAGAAGATTTTGTAAAGTCTTTTACAGATGATGAAAATAATTCTTTTCTATTTAAAGCCAAAACAAATTCTGGCTCAGGCAATACAGGTGTAACCACAAATATACCTAATCAACAACCACAATCTATATTCGACTTATCTCAAGATGAAGTCTTGAAACGAATTAGAGAAGGAAAACTTAAATAAAATAAATAAGGAAAAATAAATGACTATAAAAGCATTCACAGGCAACTTAAATGACACTTACGTCTTACAAGAAGCCATTAGTGCATATTCAGATGAAGCGTATACAACTGCAAAGAAACTGTCAGGTACAGGTATTGTCGGTAGTAATCCTTTAATTGATGTAAATACTGAAACATTTATCGGTCAAGTACGTTGGTTGAAACCATTAAATCCAACTATCAATGTTGCATCTTTAACAGATTCTTCTGATGGTGCTAAAACTACATTTGCAAGCGATTATTTACGTTATGTTAAAAGTGTTCGTACACACGGTGCGGAAAAGATCAACATGCAACAAATCGTTACACAACAAGATGGTTTGGCTAAAGTTGGTAGAGACTTCGGTCAAACTCGTAGTCAAGATGAACACAATGCAATCCTTGCTGTATTGAAAGGTGTTGCTATGTCTGAAGTTCTTAACGGTGCTTCTGCAGGTTCAGGCTCTACAGGTCTTGGTGGTCAATCTTTTGACAATGATCCTGAAGATAAGAAATATGGTTTCTATGTTGACCTTGGTGCAGCAAAACCTATTGTTGACGCAACAGTTTCTATTCAAGGCGCAGCTCGTGCTGAAGGCTTCTTACAAGCTATCGGTAAAGCTTTCAAAGATTATGAACCTGAATATGCTTACTTAGTTACTTCACCTGAAGTATATGCATCTTTACGTTCAGCAAATTTAGTTGACGAAATTGGTGTTGTTGACGGTAACATTACTTTCAGCACTATTTTCAACGGTAAATTCCGTATTATTCAAACTCGTGCAAGCCAAGGCTTTACAACTGCTGAATTGACTAAAATCAATACAGGTGCTGGTGTTGATATTGTTGGTACTAAAACTAGCTTTATCGTATTACCTGGTGCTTTAGCTCTACAAAGCTTAATGGTTCCAGATCAAACTGAAATTTATCGTAACGCTAACACTTATAAAGGTGGCGGTGGTACTTCTATTTGGTATCGTTGGGGCTATGTACTTGCTCCTGCAGGTTACGATTGGAATGGTTCACAAGACAAATTTGCAAGTGATGATGAATATAAATCTGTAATTGAAAGCGGAACTGCTAAATTAATTACAGCTGCTACTTCTACTGCTGCTTGTTCTGGTACTTGGGTTCGTAAAGCTGCTTCTGCACTTTCTTTAGGTATCTTACCAGTATTCCATTCATAAGGAAGAAACAATGGCTCTCGTGAAAGGTACAAATTCCTATGTAACGGTGGCTGAAGCTGAAATTTATTTTTCTGATAGAGTTGATGTTAAGGCTTGGACAAATGCGGATGAAACTGTTAAGTCTCAAGCCTTAACTACAGCAACAACTATTCTAGATAATTTAGATTGGGCAGGGGTGGTTTTAGATTCTTCTCAAACTTTGGCTTTCCCAAGATCTGGTGAATATTTCGATACTCGTTTGGGTATGTTAGTATATTCAACTACAACTGTTCCTGATAGGATAATAAAAGCTACTTTTGAACAAGCGTTGCATTTATTGAATAATGAAGGATTATTGGACAGTACAGGGACTATTGCCAATTTAAGTATTAGTGGAATCTCTTTAAGTACTATTAGAAACCCTCCTAAAGTTCCAATGACGGTTAAAAGATTGATTGATGTTTTATTATCTAGATCTTCTTTATCTAAAAGCTGGTGGAGAGCAAACTAATGAGCTATTTAAGATTGATTGATAACAATTTATCTAAGGCATTTAGTTTAATAAAAGATCTTGCAACAGATGCAACATTCATAAAAAAATCTAATACAACTTTTAATTTTAATACCGGAATTGCTAAACCAAAAGTTTCTGAGACAGTCGATGCAAAAGTAATTATTATGGATAAACTTAAAAGATCCAGAGATCGTAATACACAATCACAACAAATTATGTTTAAATCAAACGATGTTGGAGATTTGACTCTTTACGATTCAGTAATAATTAACGAGATAACATGGAAGTTGGGTGCTCATATTAAAAACGATGGTTTCATAAATATTATTGAAATATCTAAGGAAAATTAGTTGTGGGAAAATATGTTAATTTAGAAACAGATATTTTTTCAGTTTTTGCAAGCACTCAATGGAAAAATGAAAAAATAAATACATATCCGAATAACTTCACCATTACAAATAACTCAGGTGAATTTATAAGAGTTACAATAATCCCAAGCGGAGCTGGTATAAATATCGCTTCAGTTTCAGGAGTATTAATCATAGACATATTTACATTTGCAGGTGAAGGGACTAAGCGTCCTTCAACTATTGCAGATAAGCTAGATCAATATTTGGTGGGAAAATCAATAAATACTATAAATAATAACAGTACACAATTTCAAGGAAGTTCGTTATCGTTTGTTGGTATAGATACAGATAATCCATCTTTGTTTAGATCAAACTACACAATATCTTTTAATTTTTACGGAACTTTATAAATATGGCACATATTTCTACACTCGGTGCAGGTATTTACTCAGATCTATCTGTTTATGTACCTGCTGCAGCGTCACCTTTAACAGCACCAACAACTCCAGTAAAAGCTACTGTTGATGCTTTATTTTCAGGTGTTACTGCTCAAACAGCAACAAACGTTACTACAGCAGCTTCTGTTAGAATTCAAAACGTACGATCATTTCCTTCAATAGGCGCACCAGCAAATATTGTTAACGTGGCTACATTTGGTTCTAAAGCTTCAAAACAAATCAATGGTCAAGCTGATTCACCAACTATTGAATTGACATTGAACTATATCCCTGCAGAATGGGATCCAACTCTTATTTTAGGTGCAAGAGTGGGTGACGGTAATGTTTATGCATTTCGTTTCACATTGTTCAATACACCTCCTACAGGTACTACATTTGCTTCGTCATCTGTAGGTTTTGGAGCAGGTGTTCAAAACAGCTATTGGTATTGGTATGGTAAAATTGAAGCATTGTTAATCAATCCTCAACTTACTGATTCTAATACTGCAACATTGACTCTTTCAGTTCAATCTGATTTTGCCGGTCCATACACAGTATAATAGGGAGTAATACATGGCTCATATTTCGTCTATTGGTGCTGGTATATTTTCAGATTTATCTGTTGCAGCACCTGCTACTGATTATACAAATGCAAATTTTGCAACATTCATTAGTGCAGCTACTTGGCAAGCCATTTTTGCCGATGAAGTTATTACAGGCTTATCTGGAGCAACTAATGGCTATGTAAGATTGGCAAACGTAAGATCATATCCATCAATAGGAGCTCCTTCAAATATTATTAATGTTGCTTCTTTTGGTTCTAAAGCTTCAAAACAAATTAATGGTCAAGCTGACTCTCAGACTATTGAAATAACTGTTAACTTTATTTCTTCTGAATGGGATGCCAGTTCTAAATTATTAGCTACCTTTTTGAATGATGGGAAATATCATGCATTTAGATTTAGTCTTTTAAATGCAAGTCCAACAAACTTTTCAAAAGGTAATGACTCTTTGACAGCATCTGCTGCTGCAGGTTCAGGTTATTCTATTGTGTTAACAGGTGCACCTCCTGCAACTGTTGAAATAGGACAACAAGTTTGGTCTACAGGAGGCTCTCCTGAATCGCTAGGTACAATCACTGCAATTGTTGGTTCAACCTTAACAATGGATACAATACAAACTTACAGTGCCAGTGCTACATTCACCACAAAAGGTATTGGACAAGTTCCAAATAGCCAATGGTATTTTTATGGTAAATTAGAAGCATTGTTAATTAACCCTCAATTAACTGATGCAAATACTGCAACATTAACATTATCTGTTGCTTCTGATTTCTACGGACCATATACTTTATAATATTGAAATATATGAGGTGGTGTAATATCACCTCATAACTCTCAAGGGAAAAATATGACAGAAGAATTTGAAAAACCATTTAGTACAAGTTATGTACTAAGGACTACAGCTAAACATATGCGTAAAAGCATTGATATTAGCATAAGAAAAACATTTGAAAGAGTTAAAGAATTTGAACCTGACACTGTTAAGGCTAAAGAAGTTTTTATAACACTTTCAGTATTACATCAGATGCGAAAAAATCTAGATGATTTTCAAGCATTAAATTTAGATAATTTCAAAGGTGAATAATTTATTTCATCTAATTACGGAAATAAAAAATGATTCCACAAATAAAGGTAAATAGTATGTCAGGTATGAGAAGTCTAGTTGGACGTAAAATGACTAAGTCTGTAAAATTTATGGGCGAAGATATTAAGATTTCAAAATTGAGTGTTTCTGAAGTAATGGACATTCAAGTAAAAGCAAAAACTGTTGAAGGAGATGAATCTGCCGGTTTAGAGCTTTTAAAGTGTGTTATTGTCGCTTCTGCTGAAGGTGCAGAAGATTTGGCAGACGAAGATTTTCAAACATTCCCTATGGATGAACTGTCTAAGCTTTCAAATGAAATAATGAAATTTTCTGGTATTGGTGCAGAAGCGGGAAAGTAGAACTCTCTGATGAAGATATGGCTATATACGAGCTAGCTTTTCATCTTAGAATACCTATCTACGAATTATCAGAAAAAATGACTTATGAGGAATTATTGAGTTGGTTTTACTATTTTGAAAAGAGACCTGTAGGTTGGAGAGAAGACGATAGGACAATGAAGTTCTTACAAACACAAGGTGTTAAAGAAAAACCATGGGCTATCTTTCCAACACTCAATCCTATCTATAATGAAGGAAAAGAAAAAGAAACTAATCCAACTTCAAGTTTAGAAGGTTCATCTTTATTTCAAAAACTAATGTTATCTAAAAATGGTGATGACGTAGATTTGTGGTAAAACAATGAAAATAAGTTTAGAAAATATTACAAAAACCTTCATCACTTTAGAAAAAGATTTAAAGGATGAACAAAAGAGTAAAGAAAAGATAATAGTGAATAAGCTATTGGAAGATCTTCGATCTAAAACCCCTATTGATACTGGTTTAGCAAGAAAATCATGGATACAACACCAGACAGTAGATGGTTTTAAGTTAGAAAATACAACGGAATATATTGAGCATTTAAATAATGGCTCTTCTAAACAAGCTCCTAAATATTTTATAGAAAAGACTGCTATTGAATATGGGACACCTCTAGGTCAAATTGTTGAACCTAGGAAAATATAAACATACCCAAGGATCTGGAAAAATCTTTGGGTATTATTTTAAAGGATTAACTAATGGCAATAGTTTTAAGAACCATTTCTGATTCTAAAGCTGCTAGAGATGATTTAGCAAAGCTAAGAGAATCCGTTACAGGTATACAAACCTCTGTAGATACTACAAAAAATTCTTTGGCTTCTTTAAGTAAATCTGTAATTGGTTTTGCTTCAGCCGGTTTTGCTTTAAAAGGCTTAACTGAACAGTTGGATAAGTTTACAAACCTTGCTAACAAGGTAAAAATAGTTACAAATACTCAACAAGAATATACACAAGCTATTGCGGAAACCAGAAAAATCGCAATGAGTACTCGTACCGATTTAACAGCTGTTACAGCCCTATACTCAAGAGTAAGTATGGCAGTTGCAGGATTAGGCACTTCTCAGAAAACAGTTTTAAAGTTCACAGACCTTGTTTCCAAATCGATGCAAGTGTCAGGTGCAAGCGCACAGGAAGCTACAGCGGCTGTACAACAATTAGGTCAAGCACTGGCTTCAGGTAGATTACAAGGTGATGAGTTCAGGTCATTGGCTGAAAATGCTCCAACACTCACATTGGCTTTGGCTAAAAGTTTAAAGGTAAGTATCGGTGATTTGAGAAAAATGAGCACTGATGGCGAACTTTTAACAAGTGTTGTTATGAAGGGTATTGTTGACAGGGCTGATGATATCAATGCAGCTTTCGGTAAAGTTGGAATAACTTATGAAAAAGCTTTTTCAAACTTAGGGCAATCTTTACAAATACTTGGAAATGTTACTTGGAATGCCTTGTTCAGTTCCACCAGCTCTCTTGCCGAAAAAATAAATGATCTTGCGGTATTTGTATTTGAACTTGCTGATACTTTTGAAGAAAGTATTGTAAGGATAAAAATAGTAGTATTACACTCTATTAGTGTTATGCTATCTGCATTGGATGACTTTTCAGCCGCATTACTCACAGGTGAATTTGATGTTGAAAAATATGCAGATTCAATTTTAGCAGTATTTGCAGGATTAGTCCCAAGCTTATCAGAAAAGATAAAACAAATAAAATCATTTCTTAGTGATGTTTTTGCCAAAATTGGTATTGAAATAAACCCAGCAACGCTAGTAAGAATAAAAGCAGAAGTAGCTAAATTGGGAGAATATTCAAAAACTACTTTTAATAAGATTTCAGAGTATTTATCAAAAACATTTAGTGGATTAAGTTTTGTAGATAAAATTAAACTAGGTTTTACTTTACTTAGTGATTACGCAAAAGGTGTATTTAATAAAATTTCTGATGAAATAAAATTATTTTCAGATGATGCAGGACTTGCTTTTGACTTTTGGGTTGGAGCTGCTAAAATGGGTCTTAAAGAGCTTATAGTCTATTTAGGTAAAATTTTTGATTTCGATGCTCAAGGTGTAATAAGTAAGGTAGAAAATCAATTTTCAAAACTCAGTAATAAGATACAAGATATTTTTGGTAGTATAGATTTAGATAAAATCTTTAATAGTGAAGGCTTGACAGAAAGAATAAAATATGGTTTTATTCGTATTAAGTCTGACATTATTGATGTCTTTTCTAGTATTTCAGATTACTTTAAAGAAACATTTTCTGGTCTAAGTACCATTGAAAAATTGAAGAAAGGCTTTTCTTTGCTTAAAGACTACATAATAACCTCATTCACTGCTGTTTCTACTTATTTTAAAGAAACATTTTCTGGATTGAGTACCACTGAAAAGATGAAGAAAGGTTTTTCTTTACTTAAAGATTACGTAATAAGCGTTGCAAAGTCAATTTATAATTATTTTAAAGAAGCTTTTTCTGGACCTCATTTAACAGATAAATTAAAAGAAGGATTTACAAATTTTGGACAATATGTAAAAAATACAGTAAAAGATTTTCCATCCTATATTAAAGAAGCATTTAGTGGAAATACTGCTGAATATGTTTCAAGCTTCTTTGGAAATATGAAATTTGATTTACCAAAAATAGATATAATGAAATTCATTCCAAATCTGGATGAAGCACTAGCGAAGGTGAAGGATTGGTCTACGAAAGTTGAGGGGTGGTTCTTTTGGGTTTATGATCAAGTGATAGGTCACTCATGGATACCAGATTTGGTTAATGGTGTAATTTCTTGGATAGGTAAATTGGTCGGTACCCCATTAGCCGCTGTAAAAGCGTTTACAACAGGTACTAATAGCTTGTTTTCAAAATTGGAAATAGGTTCTGCAATAGCTGGTAGTATTGCGTTTATTGCTAAATATACACTATCGTTATCTTCATTGGCTAAAATATTAGGTGTTGTCGGTGCAGGTCTAGCAGGGCTATCATTTTTAAAGGGTGGTGATTTTTCTGTTAAGATTAAATCAGTTTTAGATAATGATACTAAAACATACTGGGATAAAATATTAGACGTATTGGTGATTGTTAAGGATAGTATATTAGGTTTCTTTTCTGGATCTACTCTTGTTCATCTTTTCAAACAGATATTCAGTATGAAAGATACAACACCAGGAACTGTATTTGGTGAATCTATAGATACAACAGCAAATGTTGGTAGAGGTCGTAAACGTACAAAAGAAGATAGACCTTTTGGCCATGATGTGATCAGCGCATTACCTAAAACTTGGCAAGCTCCAGCAATAACAAGTGTAGCTGCTGTTTTTGGAATTGGTATTATCAAAGCATTTACTTCTGGACCAGTAAGATCTACTCTTTTGAGTTTGTTGACAACAGTATGGGCACTTGCTGTAAATTCTCTTGTCGATAAGAATGTATTTAGTATAGGTGGTTTCTTTAAAGATGTTGCTTATGAAGTTGTAGATATCTTTTCTAAAGGTTTTAGAGCTGTCATTGGAAAGAATATTCTGGGTGATATTCCTGGAGGTCTTGCCATAATAGGTAAATCTTTATTATTGTTTGAAGCTGGCAGAAAAATGTTTTTGGATGCCGCTATTGGCTTTGCAAGAGCACCGATAGCAGCTGTAAATAATTTAACTGATAGGTTTTCAAGAGGTCAAATACAAAGACAAATTGAAGCAAATAAACCTCGAATGGATCAATACGAGACAGATCTTGAAGATATGCAAGTTAAACTGGCTCAAGCTAGAAGTTTACATACAAGCGCTGTATCTGCTTTTGGAAAGTCTGGTTCCGTTTCAGGTTCTATTCAAGAAAGAACCATGTCGGCTGCGGATAAGACACAACAAGAAAGATTTACACAACTTAGGCAATTTCAAGAAGTCAATAAAGAGTTTCTTAAAACTCATGCTGAGTTAGTAGAGAATGAAAAAGCATTGACAACCAATCTAAAGATTGCCACAGAAAACATTAAACAAGGTATACGTTCCAGTGTTATCGGTACTACAGCTGTTATTGGTGGTGTGAGTGGTTTTCAATTTGCCGCAGATTTTGTGAGTGGATTATCAGACTTGAGTGCAGGTGAAAAGATTGGAATTATCATTGCAGGAGCTTTTCTTGGAGAGTTGATAGCATCAACAATTGGTGCTGTATTGGCTGAGTTTATTCTTGTGGTCTTCTCAACATGGATACCTGCTTTACTTGCAGGTTTAACAACATTCTTAGTTGCTTTTGTCGGTGCACCTATAGTGTTTGTGGCTGCTATGGCGGCTGCTTTATATGGTGTTTATGAACTATGGACAAATCTACCTGATGCTTGGGTTGCTAAAATTAAAAGTGTAATTGGAGCGGATGATCCTGATTCGATTATGGGAGGCATTTGGAAAAGATGGGAAGACAAGTTTGATCGGATTGCAAAGTCTTTAGATACAATTTCAAGTGTATTTGAATGGTTTTCAACTAAGGTGCTATCAATCCAGAAGCTTATTTCCACCCTTACTTTTGGCGCTCCTTCCGCCATAGCAAACATACCAGCCATAATACGGCAACAAAAGATAGATTCTCAAGTTACAGGATTAAATTCGCCTCTAACAACATCTTCTTCAGGACAAAAATCTGCATCTGTAGTTTTGGGTGATTTCTCTTCACTGAACGACAAGGTAAGAAAATATGCTACAGGTGGATTTGTTAGAGGTCCAGGTTCAGGTACTTCAGATTCAATACCTGCTATGTTATCTAATGGTGAATATGTTGTAAATGCCGATGCAGCTGATAAGAACAGAGGCATGCTTGATGCTATAAATTCAGGTGATGTAAGACACTTTGCAACAGGTGGACCAACAGTAGCTAATGCTTATAACCTTTCAACAGGAAGTATTGGTGGTGGAAACGCTTCACTAGATTCGATTGATAAAACCACAACTGAAAATAAAGGTATTTTTGAAAAACTTTCAGATTATGTTAAAGACTTTGGTTCACATTATGACAAGGTAAGTGATAAGATTGCAAAACAAATGGGTGATCAGCATGGTATCACTAAAGAGCAATTAAATGCTGATGAAAAACAATCCAATGACTTATTGTCACAACTCAAAGCATTGGATAAACCTATATCTGAAAAAGATATAGCTGCAATGACTGATAGACAGTATAGTGCTATTCAAGGCTTGGTATCACAGCTTAATACTCAAAAAGAAAGAAAATCAAAAGGTGAATTGACCGGTGATACTATAGAGCAAACAACAAATATGTTGGACAAGGCTTTAGTAAATATAGGTAGAAATGAAAAAGATACTTTTGGAACTGACAGTTCAAGCGGTGATGAAAAAGGTAAGAAAGGTAAAAGCCCAAAAGATGATATATTGACAATCAACGATCAATTTGACATTATAAATAAAACATTTCCCAAACTTGCTTTAAGTATGGAAGAGTTTTATAAAATGTCGGATGACCTTAGAGAATCTGTATTTATATCAGCAAGTAAGGTTGCTATTGCCAGAGATGCTATTGATAAAACTCCAATCGGATTACTAGGTGCTACTCAAAAACAAGCAATATCAGAGAAAAGTATTCAAGTTGAAAAGGACAGGGCTGCCGGAGAAAAACAAGCAGCTGAAAAGATAAAACCTATGAGACCTTTATTTGCACCTGATGTGGCATTGTTCACAGAGATAGGTTCAAATATAAATGAAGCAGCATTTGCTATGTTTGATGATATGCAGAAGAGTAGTGCTATTGCTATCGCAAATGCCGCAAAAGATGCATTAACAACTGTAAAATCACCTGCAAATTCAAACTTATCTAAAGAAGTTAGAAAGAAAGCTCAAATAACATACAATGCAAAAATAAAAGAGCTTGATAAAGTACTTGCTGAAAGTTCACTCAATGCTTTAGATAGATTTGATAAAATGAAAGCAACGCTGGAAACTTTCGGTATAAGTGTAGATAAAAGTCTTTTCAATACATTGACAAATGCTTCTCAAGAGATATTAATAGGTCTTACCAAAGATTTAAAAGATGCTGATTTAAGTACAAACTCTTCTGATGAAAATATAAGAATGGCTGGAGAAAATTTAAAAGCCAGTATTGCTAAACAAATTGGAAAACTTTTTGAAGGATCTACAGCCAGATTGCAGCAGGAAGTTGAATCAGTTGGACAAAACTTTGGCGACAATATTTTTGATGCTTTTAAATCAGGCATAAAAGGATTAATAAAAGGTACTGTAAGCCTTAAAGAGCTTGCAAAAGGTATGATGGACAATATCTCCAATAATGTTGTTGACGTAGCTGTTGAAGGTATTACAAGACCTTTCAAAGAAAAAGCAACAGAAATGCTTAAAGATGTTGGAGATTCAATCTTTGGAAGTGCTGTATTGGCATTTACAGGCGTGAAAGATCCGTTAAATGTGAAGATGAAAGAAGTATTCAAGAATCTTGGAGATACTGTTTTCAAATCATTTTCAGAAATGTTTTCAGGATCATCTAAATCCAGCGGTGGTGGAGTTTGGGATTCAATAACAGGATTTTTCTCAAATATTTTTGGAGGTGGTTCTTCATCCAAAGACACTGGTGGTGCAGCAACAGCAAAAGGGCTGTCTGGTGCTTTAGGTGGAGGATTTACGTCAAGTGATCCCAACACGCAAGCTCTAATATCTTCAGGTACAGCCAACACAGACCGCTTAATTGCCGCAATATCAAGCAGTGGAATTGGTGGTGGTGCTTTAGATAGCTTCACTAAAGGTAGTGTTAACGGTGGACTAAACTCTGAAAATATACCAAATCTACTTGCCAGACCTAATGGTGGATTAAATTCTGAAGGTGTTCCAAACTTACTTGCCAAGCCTGATGAAAGTATGTTCAGCGGTATTACTGATTCTTTGACCAAGACATTCTCAGGACTATTTGGAGAAGGTGGAACTATAAGTACACTACTTAGCGGTTTTGGTGGAAATATTATGGACACATTTTCAAAAATAGGCACAACCATAATGGGTCTTTTCAGCGGTGGTAGTGGCGGTGGAGGGTTGGATTTAGGAGGAATGTTTTCAGGAATTATGTCTTTCTTTGCTGATGGTGGTGTTGCGGGTAAAATAACAGGACCAGGAACAAGCACTTCAGACTCAATACCAGCTATGCTATCAAATGGAGAATTTGTTGTTAATGCGAAATCAACTAAAAAGAATTTAAAACTTTTAAGTGCAATAAATTCAGGGAATATACGTAAGCTGGCAGAGGGTGGTTTAGCAAATGACATGCCACAAATCAGTCTTCCAAATTTAAGTGATTCTCAAATGAAAATGAATCCAAAAGAAATAGATGTCAGTAAACTGAATAATAAACAAAACACTTCAAACCAAGTTATAAATTTATCATTTACAGGCGATATTTCTCGTCAAACAAAGGCGGAAGTTTACAAAATGTTGCCAACAATAGCACAGGGTGTAAACCTTCATAATAAAGAAAAAGGTTACAAAGGATAATTAAATGGCATACGGTATCTATGAGAACGGAGCAGTAATTGCTGCATTTGTCGCACCAATGCGAGTAATAAGCAACAAGCCCATATTCGTTTCAGATACCCTTTCACTAAAAAGAACAACATTCTCAAGATCGGCACAACGATGGGAGATCGAGACAAATCTCGAACCTCTCGTCGAAACTGCAAATACCTTGTTTGTGAATTTAGTTACAAAGGGAAAGTCTGAAACTTTAACAGTGTTAATGCCGCAAAATTATGCGGTGACAAAGAAAAGAACATCAACTTCAACAGCACCGACGGCAATAGCAGTTGCTGGTGCAAGCTCTGCATCAGGTATAATAAGTACATCAGATGTTGTGGTTGCAGCAAATTCAGGTTTAATTCCTAAAGGATCTTTTATTAAATTTGCAAATCATGATAAAGTATATATGACTGTTTCAGATCTTACAAATACAGGCGTTCTTACCATTTTCCCAACATTACAAGCAACCGTTTCAAGTACGGTATTTGCATTTAAAGATGATGTAATTCTTAAAGGTATTTATGACACAGATACAATAACAGGAATGGTATATACAGACGGTATTATGATGGATATGGGTACTGTCAAGATTGTGGAGAAACTATAATGGTAGTGCTTAGTGATAATATTAAAGCATGTTTAGCTTTAGACAGTGTTGAAGCTTTTTATTTGTTAAGAATAACAAATGCAGATAATTCTGTAATTTATGCAAGTACAACATATTTTAAAGATATTGTACTTTCAAACGGATATTCATATACAGCCGATGATTTAATAGTGGCTGTTGATAGTCCCCAAATATCTTCGAGTGTGGATCGTGAGCAATATAAAATTGTTCTTGCTGATCCCACTTTTGCACAAGGAGTTAGTGCATCGACAGGTCTTGTCGGTAAATATTTAGAAACAAGGATTGGTTTTATAAATAGATCAGCAGCTCCCGGAGTTACAACATTTGTAACAAATTTGAATTACGATTTCAATGGTACTTTACCTTCAAGCTGGGCATATCCAGGAACTATTGTTTCAACAGATGCAGCAGCTACTACAACATTGACAAACACGGTAATTGATCAAAATTTGAGATTATCGGGAGTATCAATAACTCCTGCTTCAAACTATCTTATTAGAATGAGAGTTAAATTGGTTTCAGGGGCATGGGAGGGTAATCTTTTCTATACAAATACAAATCATGGTGAATCAGGTACTGTTGGACAGTATTTGTCTATACCCGCACCAACTCTTGGAGTATGGACAACTATTACTGTTGATGCAAGATCATTTGTAAATGATTATTTTACAGGTGGAACAATTACAGCTTTAAGATTTGATTTTATAAATGCATCAAGTGCAAGTGTGGCCATTGATTATATTCAAATAGGCAAAGCTGAAGATTATGGTCAACCGTATTTGAATGCTTCTGACACATTTATTGTTTATAAGGGTCGTGTTGAAAGCGTGGCATATGCTATTGATACACAAGAAATTGGTGAAGCCAAAATAAATATAACAGGCTCAAGTCCGATTGTAAATCTTGATCAAAAGAATGCAATTTACTTGAGTAGAGACTATATTCGAAAACAAAATGCTTCGGATTCTTGTTGTGATCAAATTTTTGAAGGATCAGGAACTCTTGCATTAAAATGGGGTAAGAAATAATGACATTTACGCTTATAACGTTAAATATGGTAATTGGTGCCATGATGGTCATCCAGACTGTCGCATCTATTGTTTTTCAAGTTTTGCAAACAAAGAAAAAAGAAAGTCAACAAGCAAGTCAAAAATCTTCTGATGCAAAAAAGGGGTTTGAAATTGTTGTTGAAGGCAATGCTGACTATGTACCTAAGATTTATGGAAGAGCCAAGATTGGAGGTACTCGTGTATTTCATGGAACATCCAGTGATTATAAATTTGTAACAACAAATGCTGATGAGTCTTTTCAAACAGGTTCAACAGCAGTTGCCAGTGGAACTTATTCAAGAAAGCAATATGATATAGATGGAAATCTATACAATGAAAATACAACCTATAATGCATTAGACAATGGAACTTTATCTAAATCATATACTGGTAATGCTAAGAATGAGTTTTTATATTTTCAACAAGTACTTTGTCAAGGACCAATTAATAATGTAATTGAAGTCATTATTGACGAATCCAGATACCTTGATGATCCAGCATTAAGCGATTATGTTATACGTAATGAACAAGAATGGAGTACTCCTGATGGTGGTACTGAAACAAGAGTTGTTTGGAACAAAACAAAAGCAGCTTTACGTGTAAATATATTTAAATCAGGTGGTATTGCCGATTCTATTGTTGCTGCAAACTTTAATGAAAGAAAAGATTCAACCTTTACTGGCATGGCTTATGCTAGTGCAATAGTAAGATTAGATAGAGAAGATCCTCAATTTGCAGGTGTACCAAATTTACAATTCTTAATTGAAGGTGCATTGGTTCGAAAAGTTGTAGGCGGTGTACTGTCAACAACTTATACATATTCAAATAATCCTGCTTGGTGTTTATTGGATTATTTATTGGACACTAAATGTGGTAAGGGTGTTGACCCTTTAAAAGAAGTTGATTTGTCTTCTTTTGAAGCTTCTGCTGCAGTTTGTGATATGGTTGTACAAAATAATGTTGTTGTCGGTGGTAAGATATATCAACCTACAGATAATACAAGAAATGTATATACAAGAAATTTGCGATTATATGAATGTAATGTTATTACAGACCCTAAAAAATCTATAAGAGACAACATCGAAGCTATATTAGAAACAATGGGTGATGCTCGTTTAGTATGGTCAGGTGGTAAATACAAACTTAATTTACAGTATGTAAGTGCAAATGCTCAACTAATAACTTCCACAACAATTACTGATGATGATTTAGCTTTAGATCAAAGCGTTTCAATATCATGGCCAACAGCAAGTCAACGTTTAAATTACTGTACTGTACGTTTTCATAATGAATGTGAAGAGTTTAAAGAAGATTCAGTATCATGGCCTCCAAAAATAAGTTCAACAGTTACTCGTGGTATTGGTGGTTTTAAATACTCTCAAGCAATTACAGCTTACGATGAAGATAAAGTAAGAGGTAGGTTATTAAACGCTTATGGTGTTTGGTCAGGAGCAGAAACAACTGCAATAGACTATAAAATGTTAGTTGCCAAATCACAAGCAGGCTCTGTAACTTTAACTTTTGCAGGTGATAAAACTATAACTATAACTATTACTGATGATAGCACAAGCGCTGTAATTTATACAGGTAGTGCAAGTACTAGTATAGGCACTACAACACTAACAATGGGTAATGTAAGTGTTGATAAGGTTTACTCAATACACATTACAGGAACTGCAGGTGCTCATGCTAAAGCTGTTTCGGCAAAACTTGAAACTAGTAGCACTATTCTTTGGACAACAAGATCTGTAGCATACACAGCATACGTAGCAAATACATATTCTTCAGCAGTATATGATGCTATGCTGTTGGAAGATAGTAACGTTAAGCTTGAATTTGAAATGTTTTCTGAAGGTATTGTTGACGCATATCATGCACTAGCAAAGGCTGAAGAATTAGTAAGAACAAGTCGTTCAGCGTTTACAATGCAATTTAAATATATTATAAGAAATAGCTATTTAGAGCCTGGCGATTATATTAAATTACAAAGCGACACATTGTATTTAGGTTCAGTTGCAAATCCTTTATATTTAAAAATAGAGTCTGTAAAAATTACTGAAGACAGTTCATGTGAAATTGTAGCAACTAGATTTGATTATACACAATTAGCATGGAGCGTAAAAGATGATCAATATGTTTTACCAAAACCTATTTATGATTCACAAGTTGTAGCTCCAGAATGGATAGAATACACGCCTATGGCTGGTGTAATAACCAACTCTTCAGGTACATTGAATTGGGCAGCAACAAATTTTGTTGATCAGTATATCATCTATATGCACACTTCAGATGATTTGATAGATAGTGATGGTATTCCTGTATTTTCTGAAATAGGTAGAGCACCGAAAGGCGTAACCACATTTACTTTACCTGTATTGAGTGCTACAAGTGCTTATTTTGGAGTCAAGGTTTCGGTGAATGGCCGTTTATCGAAAATGACATACACCGATACAGCCACTGCAATAATTATTACAAATATTTCGTATTCATTTAATAATTTATCTTTTACTTATAATAGCCCTGCAGCTAATCAAATAACATGGTCAGATTTTATTGTAACATTAAATGGTACTGTTGTTAAAAATGTCTCTACAGGGTATGCAACATGGTCTTCAAACACTCTTTATTTATATTATGATCCTATAACTAATGGTGTATTCAGTACAACATCTGTTAATGCTGCACAGTCAGGCAAAATAATTGCTACTTATGCAGGCGGTACAAATCTTACTCCAGAAGTTTCTGACTTACTTCCACCTGTGAAACTATATGTTTATGGTACAGTAGGTGGTACTTATACATCTAAAGATTTAGAGTTAGTTTGGAGTTATCCTGTTGCAAATGAAGCTTCAACAAGTTCATTGGCAAAATATCAGATTAGATTTATTGATACAACAACAAATGTTGTAAAGTATGCTGAAGATGTAGAATATACAAAAGAACGTGGTGGTTATTACAAATTATTTTATGCTAATAATATTTTATATTTTGGATCAGCAACTCGAAGTTTTACAGTAAAAGTTTACAGTGTTGATACAAGTGGTTCTTTATCTTCGGCAGCCACATTAGTTGTAAATAATCCTGTTCCTGCAGCTGCAGTGTTTACAGCCACAGCAGGTTTTGATCAAGCTTTTATAAAAATAACCCCAACAACTGAAGTTGATGTTGATGGTTATTATGTATATAAGAGTGCAACCACTCCGGTTGTTAAGGATGCTACAACACTCGTATATGAAGGTAAAGACACTAATATCGTATTAGCATCTACAGCAGGTATTCAATATTATTATACTGTTGCGGCTTATGACACTTTTGGAAAAACAGGGTTGCTTTATGCTTCTGAAAACACAGCCACTGCAGTAAGTGCTGAGCCTGATACGTATACTTATACAGGTTTAGTATTCAAGCCCGGATACTCTACATTAACAACTGCAACCACAAATGCAGTTTATTGGTCATCTTTTGTTGCCAATAAGAATGGTTCAACAGCTGTAACTGTTACTTCGGGAACAACAACATGGACAACAGGAACATTATATTTATATTATATTCCTGGAAATACTTCCATGCAATGGAATACAAGTCTACTTACAGCAATAGCTGCTGGTGGAAGAGTGCTCGCAACGTATAAGGGCGGTACCGATTTAACCAGTGATCAAGGAAAGGCGTTTATTTCCGGTGATCAATTATTGGCAGGTACTGTTGGTGCAAGTGCGCTGGTAACCAACACAGCGATAATAACAGGTTCAGCTCAAATCGGCAATGTACTTCAAAGTAGCAATTACAATTGGGCTGCTGGTAATTATGCTGGATGGAAGATTGATAAGAGCGGTTCTGCTCAACTTACAAGTGTAGAAATTAGAGGTATAAATGGGGATGTTGTATTCAGTACCGGTACAGGAATGGAATGGGGTTATGTAACAGGTACAGGGCGACCTGTTGATGGCGCTACTCGAAATGTATTTAAAGGTGACTGGGCGACAGCAACACTATACTCATCTGGCGATATTGTACTTGATGCTTTGGGTTATGGTTGGTCATGTATTGCTACCCATACCTCTAGTGCAATTATTTCTTATCCTACATATCCTACAGCTTTCAATAATTATTGGACACTATATGCAGTTAAAGGTGTAGATGCCATATCAACAATTATGAGTAATGATACTCATACATTCCCTGCTGCTAGTGATGGTACTGTATCTGTGTATACAGGTTCAGGAACAACATTACAAGTCTTTGAAGGTAGCCGTGAAGTAGTATATGATCCAAATTTTTCTGTTAATCTTGCAAACGGTACTTGGAAAGTAACAGCAGTTGCAACAAATATTACTGTGGGTACATTAACTGATTCAGGTAACTACTTGACGGTTGGTATCCATAGTGGTGTTGCGGCTGCTACAGACGTATCAACAATTGTATATACAATAACAGGGAAAAGATTTGATGGTAGTGCTTTATCAGCAACTGCACAACAGTCTTTCTCGAAAAGTAAAGCTGGTGCCAGTGGTGTTGCAGGTTCATCAGGTGTTTCTGTCTATTTAGGTACTGTATATCAACAAGTAGCAACAGCTCCTGCTGCCCCTACAGGCGGTACTTATAACTTCAGTACAGGTACTTTAACAGCACCGGTTGGATGGTCAATAACTCAACCTTCGACCACAACAACACCAACTTATGCTGTAGATTATGTGTTTAGCACATCTACTCCTGCAACAACTGTTACTGCAAACGCATGGACAAATGTTCGTATTGAAGCTGTTGCTGGTGGTACAGGTGCAAATGGAACATCAGGTACAAGTGTTTTTATTGTAGAATTATACGCTCAAGCAGCAACTGCACCTACATTGCCTGCAGCTCCTTCTTATACATTCAGTACAGATACGTTGTCAGGCACATTTACAGGATGGTCAAGATCATTACCTTCCAGTACAACAACACCCACTTGGAGAACTGCATACACGTTTAGTACAACAACTCCTACTGTTGCTGTTGTAAGTGGTGTGTGGTCAACTGCAATCGTTGTTTCGCAAAAAGGTGCTGATGGTGCAAATGGTGCAAATGGTGCTTCAGGTGATTCAGTTGATGTAGTTTTTGTAAGAAGTGCTACATTACCTGCAACACCAACAGCATCGACAGGAACACCAACTGCACCGATTACGTGGTATTCTGATGTAACAAGTGCAAACACTGCTGGTGGTCTTGCTAATCCTTTATATTCAAGCACAGGATTTAAAGCAGGTTCTGTGGGTAATTATGCTTGGTCGGCTCCTGTAAGAATAGATGGTACTGCTGTAGCTGAAGTGACAGTTTTTGTCAGAAGTGCGACTGCTCCTGCAACACCCACAACAGGAGGTACTTATACATTTAGTACACCACCGGTCATTGTTGCTCCCACAGCACCTATTGCTTGGTCAACTTCAGTACCTAGTGGAACTAATCCTGTTTATACATCAAGAGCTGTAGTATCTACATCCTCAACTAATACTGCTGCGGTTGCTATTAGTGGTTGGTCGGCACCTGTGATAAGTTTACAAAATGGGGCTAATGGGGCTAATGGGGCTCAAGGTCCAAGTGCTTTAATGACATCTAGCAGGGCTGCATCATTTACTGCGACTGACGGTACATTGGATGCTTCTCAAACTGACATAGTATTCACAACACAAGTGAGTGGAGTTACAAGCCCAACATATGTTTGGTCATTCAGTGGTTTTCAAACAGCACCGACAAATGGTGGACTTTCCACACAAACAGTTACAGCTGCACAATTTGGAACTTCAAAATCTGCAATCGTGACTTGTACAGTGAGTGGTGTATATGTTGATAAAATGACTGTGGTCAGATT